TTGAAATTATGACTTACTTATGATAATGAACAGCTCATCAACACGCTGTTCTAATCGAGAACTTCTTTCGTCAATCCTATCAACAGCATCTTTTATCGAGCTGCCACTATTTGGGCGAAGCTCATTAAGCCAGCCTTTAACTAAAAAGCGAAGCCCTATGAGACCGCCTGATAGCACGGCGATAACGCCAGCGCCAAAGCCAGCCCAATCTCCCACTGTCATTTCGCATCTGCACCGAGGCCATAAGCCGTATCGGATTTGTCTAAAGCCCTAGCTGCTGGACCAGCCAATGCTGCAACTACTACAGACAATGCTGGATCTAAACCTAATTCATTGCTTGCTAAAAATGTTAAAAAAGATACTAATACCGAACGTGCATAGGATTTTAGTATTGCTTTTTGCTTCTTGGTTATCTTCATATTTTGCCCCCTAGTAGTGGTATATCAAACGGCTTAGAATCTGTATCGCCTGTTTTAGTAAATGAACAATGTATGTGTGACTTATGAGGGTTTATACCTCTATAGCGCCGCCACTTAAATCCAAACCTTTTTGATGCAATAAAGCCATTATGGATTACGTAAGATATGCGCTTATCGGTTTTAGCACAGATTCTGATCTGGTCAGCCAAATATATCGAGAGCTGCTTGGATGAATCCAAACGAGAATCAATATCAATGGCTCGGACGATCCCAGATTTGTCTGGATTATGATCCGATCTGGTGGTGGAATGACGAGCATCACCAATCCACCCATCACTGGTAGTGCGGCGATCTGGATACCAGGTATCAACCTGATCTCTTAACTGCACCCCAGCTGCACATAATTTAGGCTTCATTAGCCAAGTAACAATTTTGCTTCATCGGCAGTTAAACCAAGGCGGTCTAAAACTGCTTGACGTGCTGCTTCTTTTGATTCGGCTTCGGCTTGCCGTAATGCGTAATCTGCCTCTAATTTTTCTCTTGCCTTTATTTCAGCAGCAGTTTCCTCACGCTCTGTAATAGTTTCCTCACCAGTTAATGCGTTAAATTCTTTTTCTGTTATTTTCATCATTACTCCTTATGCGCTTGTGTAAACAAACATTGTGCCAGAATCAAAACTTCCAGCAGTTACAATACTTACTGAAGATATAGTGCTTGTGCTTTGAAAATTACCAAAAGCAATTCTGCTTGATGCTGTTCCACTTGTGTAATAAGCACCAGATACAACTTGAACAGGCTTTATTCCTGAACTATTACCACCATTTAGATAGCAAGCACCATTGATTTCACCCGCTGTGCTACCAATACTGCCAAAAGTAAATCCACCATTTGAACCTGTCAATCCACCAAGTGTTTCTACTAAATCTGCGGCACTATATGAAGCACCAACACTTAAACCCATGCCTGCCTGATAATAAACATTTGTAGTGTCTGAATTAAATCTAATTGTGCAACCTGTTGCGCTACCCATACTTACTGCTCTAAAAACTACATAAATTTTATCTGCACCACTTATTCCTGAAACTGTTACGTTTGACGAACCAGATAGAGACGTTCCACCTGCGTTCAGTAATGTAAAGTTTGAACCGCCACCAGCAGGTGTAGCCCAACTTGGCAAACCGCCTGCCACTGTGAGGACTTGCCCAGTGCTACCAATGCCGAGTCTAGCTGGTGTAGATCCACTTGATGAATAAATAGTATCGCCCGTAGTGGTCATTGGGTTAGTCATGCCAGTAGTATCTAAATTAGCCCAAGCACTGCCAGTGTAATAAGTAGTTACGTTTGTATCTTTTAGATAAGCAAAGTTACCTTCTTGTGGTGATGTAACGGCTGCATCTCTAGCTGCGGCACTAGCAAACACCCACACGCCTTGCATTAAATAGCCATCTACGTCGGCTGCGGTCAATACCTCGCCTGTAGTAAAATCCTTAAACCCTAAACCAGCTGCCATCTTTACTCCTTAGTAACTTAGGACATTATAGCCCAAAGTACCATAAATGCTATTATTTAGGATAAATGCATCTATGACTGGCTCTAGTGTCGTGAACGTAGTTTTCCAACTATTCGGGGTAATCATCATTCGAACCCCAAAAATTTGTAAAGTCTTTTCTAACAGCGATCCACCTGGCTGGGTAGTCTTGACTGTAATTGGATCGAAAAAATCCAGGCCTAAAGCTGCCAATATGCCTGAGTTGTAGTTATCGGTATACAGATCCAGGACTATGGCATCTACACGTATTGAGGTTTCTTGCCTAGAAGCCACATAAGCCTGGGCATAATCCAGGGCTACAGCATCTGATTCCATAAGTAGGTTATCTAAAAAGTAACTATGCAAAAAGTATTTATCTATGCTGGCTTGATTTAGGGCTACTTGTGGGCTGCCACCAGCTCTAGTAATTGTAGCTTTGTTAAATACCAGTACGTCATTTAATATCCAGGTAGCATCAAAGTAATCTATGCCTGATCCATCATCTGCAAAGACTGTAGGTGTGCCACCAATAGATCCAGCGGTAACGCCTCGGTCTTGGAATACAAAGTTATTATCGGCATCCACATAAATAGCGCCATACTCTGATTCTGACACTGTAAACAAAGCTTGTAGTGCTGTTCGATTTGTGCCTGGATCTGCTTGCAATGTAGTTAAACCTGCATCAATATCTCGCTGTGATGCTGGCCAATCAATTTCATCTAATATCTTATTAACTCTAGTGCCAGATAATTGCCCTGCGGTAGCGCCAGTAACTGTAGATATTTGTGCTAATTGGGCTAACCTAAAAGCATCTACAGCTTGAATAGTAGTCATGGCTAAATCCTCGCCTGACTCATCTGGGTAGGTTGTAACATAACTTGTAATAAATCCTGAAAATATTGGATAAGTTACTGAACCATAAGTAGCGGTAATCTGTACTTTCTTCATGGGTGTTAATAAATCATAATAAGGCCCAGATACATTTTGTGGATTAAAATCGCCATTTTGATCTATTATGCGTAAGGTCATAGAGCCAGTTTGGAATTGATCGCTAAGTGCAGTACGGCCTCTGTTAGTTTCAATACGATTAATCTGATTAGATACATCCACGATTACAGCTGTGGCATCTCCCAGAATGTTTACGTCTAATTTACCCTCATCTAAAATAAGAGTTTGAGCAAAACTAGGGCCAGTACTAAAATTAATTATTGCATTTACGACTGGTAATGTCATGCGATAAATCCAGCTGGTATCGTACTATAGCCAGATCTGTTTGCTATCTGAATACTCTCAGCAATAGCTTGGCTTAACCTATCGCTATTAGCATCTACTGTAACTCGGATTTCTGTAGGTGCTTGGCTAGAGGATTGCTGGGCTACAAACTCTCCAATACGAGCATTTAATTCTCGTGTAGTTTCCAAACCTAAGTTATATTCAAAAGCTTTAATCTGTTCATTTTTCGCTTTAACTTCTGCTAAAGCATAATCATAAGTAGCACCGCCACCGCTTGCACTGGTTGTACCACCCAATTTAGCAATCATGGTAGCAATACGAGAGTTTAATAATTTTATAGATTCTAAAGCGCCTTCAAAACCACCAACTTGGCTTTCTATAAACTTGTTAATTTTATCTGTCATAGATCTAACAGCTTCTAAGGCTATATTAAACTTTTTAGCAAACTCCTCAGCTGCTTCGGCGGCATTAAGTTCGGCTAATGCTTTTTTCGCCAGCGCTTCATCATTTTTAGCAATAGCAATTAATCCGTTTAATCTTAATTTAACTTCTTGATCTGTGGCTTCATTACGTGCCTTTTGTAATCCGATCAACTCTATATCAAACTTCTCTTTTAATTGATCTAAAGCAGTTTTAGCTTTTAATGATGTAATTTCTTGTTTTCTAAGTTTTAAGACATCTTGTGATGCTTTTATTTCTTGTTTTCTTTGAGCAGCTAAGACACGACCAGCCGTTCTTTCTTGACCACCACGATCTACTGTTTGCCGACCTGCACCCCTTAATGCTTCTGTAGCACGTAACACCGCACCAATGCCAGGTATGTTTCTTAAAAATGAACCATCCATGCCAGGTATATTGGTTATCTCTTTTAACTTACCTGCAACCTTGCCTAGTCCTACTAAAACCTCACTTGTGGCAGTAGCAAAATCTTCCATGTTGTCGGTTACATTTTGGATACTGTTATCTTTACCTAATTGAGATAATGCATCTAATAAACCTTTACCGATTATCTCCTGAGCATTAGCTGTGGCAACCCTAAATAAATCCATTTTGCCAGCATAAGTTTCTAATCTAGCTGCGGCTTGGCCTGAAAACTTATTGTTAAGCTCAGCCATGATTGCATCCATGTCGCCAGTTTTTAATAAGGCTTTATCTAAACCAGCACCTAATCTGCTTAATCCTGTTGTATTGCCAGCGTAGGCACGTGATAAGGCTGTTGTAACTTGAGATAATGATCGACCTGTTGCAGCCGATACATCCATAGCCGTATTTAAGGCATCTTGGCTCTTAGTAATAGAACCTGTTACTGTTAATAATTGCTGGAATGCTGGACGTAGTTCATCATCTAATACGCCAGTAGATCTTTGTAAATTGTCTATATATAGCTCAACGCCAGGGGCGCTAAATGCAAACCCTGTATTTTTTAATTGAACTTCTAAAGACTTGGCTGCTTTTTCGTCAGCTGCAAACGCCTTTACTGCTTCTCTACTAAATCTAGTTAATGCTGTTACTGAGAATGCTGCGGCAAAGGTTTTACCAAAGGTTTTGACTTGTTTTTCAAATATGCCAATTTCTTTCTTACCCTTTTTAAGTCCTTTGTTATTAAAGGTACTGAGCGCCGATACGACTATATTGGCCATTATGCGACCTTCTTATCTGTAGTCTTGTTAAAATGTGTGGCTGTTGCGTTAATGGCTTTTAATATTACGCCATAAATGTCGCCGCTATCTTGTGCCCAGGCTTTATAGATTAAACGGCCTTTGGTCTTACGACCACCACCTCTAGCGCCTTTAACTTTAGGCTGAGATGTAAGGGTTGGCAGGTCAGTAACAAACTGATACCCAGCGAATGGATTATTAGAATTATATGCAGCTGTAGATCTGCTTCTGTTTTTTCTGCTACCTGATTGCTTAAATGCCATTGTGCCGCCACCTTCTGCAACAGAAGTAAATGGCGCTCTACCTTGTGGGTTTAATCTACCTGCGGTTTCATAAATACGACCAGGTGCGCTGATATTGTAAACATAACTTTCTACCTGATAACCATTATTAAATCTACGATTTTGACCTTCTTTGAATCCAATGCCACCACGCACAGTAGCTTCATCATATTTAGGAAATGGTCGATAATCTGTAGTGGATGAAATTGGCTTAGTCCAGCCAGACAAAACATCATTATTGCTTGCCACAAATCCTTTAGCTTTGGCTTCTACACCTTTCATTAAAGGATTTACAGCGGCCTTAACACGTCTATACATATCTTCATCGATAAAAGTCAAGCCATTGAGTACGTCTTTAACGCCTACGACCTCTACTGGCATTTTTGACCCTCTCTGCTCTATCAGTCAATACTTGAATAATTGCCCGATACATTTCCGAGTCCATGTTAATAAACTCGCTAGGCGGTATCCCAGTTTCTACGGATAATGTGGCTATGCCGTAAGCAGTAGAATCCCGCTTTATTATTTTTTTTCTTCGTCTGCTACCTCGACAGTTTCTAAACTGTCAATAAACTCTGCGCCAAATAAAGGTATTTGTGCGCCAGATCTGCGCAAGCATTCCCAGGCTAACCAGTAAATATGAGTTTGCTGTTCATGCTCACGCAAGATCTTGCTAATACCTGAACCCCATTTTAACTCAAAGCTATATTCGATTCCTGGTGTTATCTTGTGTTCTGTGACTTCACCATTAGCCCTTGTAACTATAAGCTTTGCCATTGTTACTCCTTAATTAGAACGCCACTGATGGCGATACTGTTATTGCGGAGTTTACAGTAAATGTGATGCTAGATGTAGCAATTTCGGCTACTCCAGCTGATCCAATTGGTGTTAGGTTATTTACAAGGATTGAGAATTGGTAAGTAGGGTTAGCAGCTGAAACTGTTGTGCCCTTAACTGTGATAACTGATACAGCTAGAGTCTTGCCAAATGCCTCATTAAGAGTCTGGCTAATCTCAGATGAAGCCCAGTCATTCATAAAGTCGATAGTAAATGTGCCTGATTGCAATCCAGCTACGTAGCGGTGAGATGTATCTCCAAACGCTGTGATTTCTAACTCATCTACGATTTGATTGATAACAGCGCTAGATACTAGGTCGCTAATATCGATTGATGGTGTAGTAGGCGCTCCGTTGGTTGCAAGCTTGATGCCCACGTTATTGTTTAAGTAAATTGCCACTGTTACTCCTCGTCATTCTTGTTGGTTTGTGCTTTGCCTTTTGGTTCTTCTTTTATTTGGCCTGTCTTGATTAAGAAGGCTAAATCATCTTCTCTGCTCATTTTAACTCCAGCTCGTTAGGATTGATACTGTTATTTCTGACGTTAATAAATCTCCACTTGCCGCACTTGTTATAGCTGGAGCGGAGACACTTGATATATTCATAACTAAAGATGATGCTGCTAGTTTAGTTACTACTGCTACTATAAAATCTTCCATACCTTTTAAGTTGCCCTGATTATCAAAAGCTGGTACTGCCATCAATATTCTAAAATTAGCCAGCGGCGATATTGTTATTTGTGTGTTATTGCTTGGCACTAAATACGGATCGCTAGGTGTAACCACTACGCTGTTAGCCAATAATGTAGCTGGTGGATATGAGAATACTGACCAGACACCTGCGTTAGTTAAAGCTGTTGCAAGTGTGCCACGAAGTGTAGTTACGGCAGCCATTAGCCTACCAGTGATGCTGGACTTGAATACGGCTGGATGAGACCACGCACTCGGTTAATCAGCTGATAACCCATCCGATAAGGGCTGGCACTGATCCCATCCATGCCTACCCCACCAGTCTGGCTCACTTGTCTTGCTTGCCAGATGTCCACTGCAATTATCATCGCAGCTTCTCGTATTGCAGGGGTGCTCGCATAAGATTGGGTCTTGTGTTCTGGGCCTCTTGCGTTGCCATAAGGTACTACTTTATGAAAATTTTGATTAGCTGCTGTTTTTGCATATTGCACAAATGAATAACCATTAGGGTAATTGGCTTGGCCATATTGATACATAA